AACAGGAGCTGCTTTAAAAACAGGCGGTCGAGCTGCATTATGGCATGGAGGCCCACATAATAGAGGTCGAACGAATTTATTAGAAGAACTAGGTCGTGTTGAGGGCGAACGATCCGATCCAAATCGTAGAGCTGAAATATCCAGAGTTCATGGAGAATTGAATCGTGGCTATGCTACAGGAGGAGTTGTTAGAGAAATAAGAAAAGGTGCGAAGAGACTTGGAGAAGCAGCAAAAAAACACGTAGCAAGAAAAGAAGCTGCAAAAGTTCAAGCTGGTAAAGACGAGATTCGACAATCTGACATGGGTTATGCCAAAGGTGGTAAAGCTAAAAAAGATAAAAAATGGATGCAAAAGGTTAGTGCTTCCATTAAAAAAAGAGGAACTAAAGGAAAATGTACACCGATTACAAAACCAGGATGTACAGGTCGAGCTAAAGCTTTAGCTAAAACATTCAAGAAAATAGCTGCAAAAAGAAAAGCATAATGGCAAAAATTAAATCAAGAATTACAAGTAAACCCCCTAAAATGGTAAAAGCTCCCTATATTGGAAGCTACCTTGAAGGGCAAAACACAATGGGAAAGGTATATAATCCTTCCTTAAGAAAGTTTTATGGTTGGGATAATATAAAACCAGAATGGACCTCGAAAGCTTAGTTTATAAACTGCGTCGTGGTTTAGAACGACGCATTCAATCGTTAGCCATCTCCGTTACATCAGGAGGGGTTGACAATATGGAAACCTACAAGTATATAATAGGTCAGATCAATGCACTGGAAGCAGTGAAACAGGAAATCTCTAGCCTGCTTGATGAAAAGGAGCAACGTGACGGAACCATTATCGACATTAAAAAACCAGGAAACTCCCAAGGAGTTACCAAAGGAAGTCCCAAAACATAAGAAAGCTCTCGAAGAAAAATACAAGTCAGAACCTAGAAAAGAGATTACCAAAGAAACGACTAAACTACCCCGGCCAACCGGTTGGAGAATTTTAGTGCTGCCTTTTAGAATGAAGGAAAAAACTAAAGGTGGAATTGTTTTAGGAAGCGAAACCATTGAACGTCAACAAGTGGCGTCTCAATGTGGAAACGTGTTAGCAATGGGGAAGAGTTGCTATAGCGATAGAGATCGTTATCCTCAAGGCCCGTGGTGCAAGGTCGGTGATTGGGTGGTTTTTGCCCGTTACGCTGGCTCACGGATTGAAATTGAAGGTGGGGAAGTACGGTTGCTCAATGAAGATGAAATATTGGCAACGGTCAAGGATCCAACGGATATCTTGCATAAATATTAATCATAGGAGGAAACTATGCCAGAAGAAAATAAGATCAAGAAGGAGGACCCGAAGGTAGACATCGATACATCCGGACCGGAGTACGATGTGACATTACCTGAGGAAAAAAAGGAAGAAGTCGTCGAGAAGGAAGAAACAGTTAAAGAAGTAATCAAGGACCAAGAACCAGAAGAAGTCAAAGAAGAAGTTAAAGAAGAACCCAAGGAAGAACCGAAGGAAGAGGACACTAAACTTGAGGATTACAGTAAGGGTGTGCAATCAAGAATTGCCAAACTTACTCGTAAGATGCGGGAAGCGGAAAGACAAAGAGATTCTGCAACCGAATATGCTCAAGCATTAGAGACTCAAAGACAAAGTGATCAGAAAAGATTTTTAAAAATAGATACTGATTACTGGAAACGATTTGAAACGAACATCAAAAGCGGCATGGAATCGGCGCAACGAGACTTGGCCGGTGCCATTGAAGCGGGTGATGCAAAAGCTCAAGTCGAAGCCAACAAACGGATTGCGACATTAGCATTTGATAATGCTAAATTGGAGCAAGCCAAAGAACGTAAAGAAGACGTCAAATTATCTGACGGTGGTAAATTACCAAGACAAACTCCACAATATCTACCGGAACAACCTGCGGATCCTCAAGCGGAAACGTGGGCTGGAAAAAACAAATGGTTCGGTCAAAACCGAGCGATGACTTTTACAGCTTTTGAAATCCACAAGGACCTGGTTGAAAAGGAAGGGTATGACCCTAAGTCAAATGAGTACTATGAGGAGATCGACAAACGTATAAGAGTTGACTTTCCTAATAAATTTGATAAGGATAGGGGTATAGAAACGTCCAAGCCCGTTCAGTCGGTCGCTTCAGCACAAAGAAGTGTAAAACAAGGACGCCAAACTGTGAGACTCACATCTTCACAAGTCGCTATTGCGAAAAAATTAGGTGTGCCACTCGAAGAATATGCGAAACAATTAAAACTCACGAAGGAGGCATAAGCATATGAAAAAAGAACAAGATACAACTTCTCGTGCGAGCTCAACACGGTCAAAGACTGAAAGACCAAAAGTGTGGACTCCCCCATCATCTTTAGATGCTCCGCCTGCGCCTGATGGATTCAGGCATAGATGGATAAGAGCAGAGAGTTTAGGGTTTCAAGACACTAAAAATGTCTCAGCTCGTTTGAGAGAAGGATTTGAATTGGTGAGAGCCGATGAATATCCAGATGCTCAATATCCCGTAATTACCGATGGTAAATACGCAGGTGTCATTGGAGTTGGTGGCCTTTTGCTGGCAAGGATATCGGAAGAGATTGCGAAGCAACGAGCAGCCTATATAGAGAGTTTATCTAAAGGGCAAGACGAAGCTGTAGAACACGATCTCATGAAGGAACAGCACAAGAGTATGCCGATCAATGTTGATCGACAATCTCGCGTAACCTTCGGTGGTACAAAGAAAAGTTAATTTTCTCGGGATAACAACCAATTCCCTATCACTGAATATTTTAACCGTTTACAGATAAAACTGTAAACATATAGGAGTAATACTATGGCAAATCGTAACAGTGCTGGGTTTGGCTTAATTCCTGTGGGTACGTATGGGTCAACCCCTGCTACTCAAGGACAAGGCAAATTCTACATAGAAGCGGCGTATGGTACAAAATTGTTCCAAGGATCATCTGTAAGGGTGGTTGGTGGATACATAACTACCGCGCAAGCAGCTATCACGAACAGTACAGTCGGTGTGTTGAACGGTATATTCTACAATGCGGCTACAACTTTGAAGCCGACTTGGCAGAATCACTACGTCGCTAGTACATCTCCAGCAAACAGCGAAAATACAACAGCTTTTGTAATCGATTATCCGTTTCAGATGTTTAACGTCTCAGCGGATGCAGCTCTTCCACAAGCCGACGTTTTTGAAACGTATGGCTTAACGGTAACAGCTAATGGATCCACTACAAGTGGACAGTCGAGTTCAGAACTAACGTATTCAACGCGAGCAGCAACAGCGAATCAATGGCGGGTCGTAAGATCGGCTGAGGATCCTGAAAACTCTGACATAGCAAATGCAAATTGCACTTTTGTCGTTGTTCAGAACCTCAACCAAGTCGTTGGTAGCTTAACGTCTGCATCATAATAGGAGCATATAGAACATGGCAATATCACGAGCACAGCTAGTCAAAGAACTAGAACCTGGCCTAAATGCACTATTTGGGCTGGAATATAAACGGTATGACAATCAACATGCTGAAATTTACGTAACTGAATCAAGTGACAGGGCTTTTGAAGAAGAAGTCATGTTATCTGGATTCGCGAACGCCGACGTTAAAGCAGAAGGTCAAGGCATCTCATATGATGATGCTGAAGAAACCTACACTGCAAGGTATACAATGGAAACTATCGCTCTAGCATTTGCGATAACAGAGGAAGCTATCGAAGATAATCTCTACGACAGACTTGCTTCTCGTTATACAAAAGCTTTAGCTAGATCCATGTCCAACGCAAAAGAAGTTAAAGCAGCTAACCCACTGGTTAATGGCTTGCCTCAAACGGCAACTTTTAAATCAGGGGATGGCGTTGCATTGTTCTCTACTGCACACACAACTGTAAGTGGAACAAATGTTAAAAACACTTTATCAACTCAAGCGGACTTAAACGAAACTTCATTGGAAACAGCATTAATTGATATTAATGCCTTCACTGATGAACGAGGTTTAAGAATAGCAGCTAAAGGGGTCAAGATGATTGTCCCTTCTGGCAATCAGTTCAATGCTGAGAGAATTTTAAAATCTCAAGGTAGAACTGGTACTGCTGATAATGATCTCAATGCTATCTTTTCAATGGGAATGGTTCCTCAAGGATATAGAGTGAACAATTTCTTGACTGATGCTGATAGCTGGTATCTTATTACGGACGTACCAAACGGTATGAAAATGTTCCAAAGAACACCATTGACAACTGCAATGGAAGGGGACTTTGATACTGGTAACGTTAGATACAAAGCTAGAGAAAGATACGTTTTTGGCGTATCCGACTATAGAGGTATCTTTGGCGTACAAGGAGCGTAAGCTAATAATTAGAGATGAGGCGGCCTTAAAATCGCCTCATTTCGACTCTAAAGATAGAAATTCCTTATGAAAAACTTCAGAGTACAAATTAGATACTGTGGCTATTATGCGGACTTTAACGTCACGTGTGAAGACAGTGCAGTAGGCATTGAAAAAGCAATCCTTGACAAACTAGGAAAAAATGAGGTAAAACTGGAGAAAGATGGATTTACTTCTAAACGAGGTAAATGGATAACCTATGAGGAGGTTACAAATGACCGAAGACCTATACACTACGAAACGGTCCTTGGAACTAGAGTGGCAACAGGAGCACCTGAAGGAAGGTAGATATACTTTGCATATGGGATATATCGATAAAAAAATTCAGGAAATTGTTAAAGAGATTATTGCCAAAGAGTTTGAAGAACAAACGCTTCAAACTAAAATAAACGAAGCCAGGTCCGAAGTTTCGATAGCCACTTAAGCGCTATCAAAAATCATACATTTCTGTAAGGATATCTTGCGCTGGACGCAAATCTGCGTTATAGATTAATTACTATACAATTATTTAATGAATCTAGACGCGTATAGTCGACGGCCTAGAGACTAGATTCACAAACTAGGAGGATTATAATTATGGCAAATACAACGTTTTCGGGACCAGTAAGATCATTAAATGGTTTTATTAGTTTCGGACCTAAAGCAGTTGTTAGCTTAACCGCTGATACAACTTTAACAGTAGCCACTCATGCAGGTAGAATTTTAACTTGCAATGACGCAGATGGTAAATTTACATTACCATCAATTACATCTGGTAGTTCAGCAGCTGTATCTGGAACCAACGATTACAATGTCGCAAGTAATCTTGGAACTACTTATTTATTTTGGGTAGAAACTTTAGCAACAGATATGGATATCTTAACAGACGGAACCGATAAATTTTACGGTGCTGTCTTTACTGGTATTGACAGTGAAGAAACTGGAGAAACATTCGCGGCTAATGCATCAAGTAATGATGTCATGACGCTTAATGGTACTACAACAGGTGGTATCGTTGGTAGTTGGGTAGAAGTTACTGCAATAGCGAGCGCTAAGTACTTTGTTAGAGGTAGTTTAATAGGATCAGGAACTATAGCAACACCGTTTGCTGACGCGTAATAAATAAAATGTGAGCTCCTTCGGGAGCTCACGACTAGGAGAACATATGGCAACACAAAATGTACGACAAACCATAGCTGCAACAGCGGACGGCCTATTAACTAAATACGCAAGTGGTTCAGCTGTCACAATTACTAAAGCTAGAATCATGGCAGTGCAGGCACAATCAAGTGCAGCTGATGGAAGTGTTAAAATTTATAATGAATCGGACAGCTCTAAAACAGCAAGTGCTTTAGTGTTTGAAGCTAAATGGGGAACTGCAGATAATTCTGATTTTTATGTGAAGATCCCAGGAGAAGGTATCTATTGTGATACCGGCATGTATGCTGATTTAACTAATTGTGATTTTTTAGTAGTTACTGGCACATTCACGTAAGAGAGGTAGCAAATGGCTAATACTACTTCGGGCAGTTATACATTCGATAAAACTTTTGCGATTGATGATACCATTGCAGAAGCATACGAACGTATTGGTTTAGTTGGATCATCAGGACATCAATTATTATCAGCAAGACGTTCCTTAAATTTACTTTTTCAAGAATGGGGAAATCGAGGAGTTCATTTTTGGGAAATAGGTCATGCGAATGTTAATCTTATTACTCCTGTAGCAGGCACAGGTGCAGGCAGAATTTATAAATTTTTTAGATCAAGTGGAGACGGCACGAATGCCGCTTGTACAGATAATGATGGCAGTACAACAACAACTGCTTTTTATGGCGTAACCGATATTATAAATTGTGCTTACAGAAAAGATTTAGCTAATACTTCAAGCCAAGCTGACACAGGCATGACTAAAGTTAGTCGAGATACTTATGCAGCTTTTGCTAATAAATTATCTACAGGAACACCAAGTCAATGGTGGGTTCAAAGGTTCATTGACCATGTTTCATTAACCATTTACCCTACTCCAAGTACAACGGCTGTTAGTGAAGGACACTTAAGTATTTACTATGTTCAACGAATTCAGGATTTGGATTCAACTTATACAGATGCGACGGATCTTCCTTATCGATTTTTACCAGCAATGGTTTCGGGTCTATCTTTTATTTTATCTCAAAAATATGCACCTCAACGAACACAGGAATTAAAACTTTTATACGAAGATGATTTTGCTAGAGCATTAGCTGAAGACGGCTCTGCGGCTAGTACTTATATAACCCCTAAAACTTATTATCCAAATATCTAATGGCAGGTTCAAGATTTTCAAAAGGCATACATGCACTATCAATTTCTGATCGATCAGGAGCAGCTTTTCCTTATACAGAAATGGTTAGGGAATGGAATGGAGCATGGGTTCATATTTCTGAATTTGAACCTAAACAACCTCAAATTCAACCAAGACCCGTGGGCGCTGATCCACAGGCCTTGCAGTTTGCGCGTACACCTCGAACAGAATTTTATGTACCAACTGTTTTGCCTAATAATCCTTTTTCAACTTCAGCTTCATCAACTACAGTAACCGTTACTCAACCTAATCATGGAAGATATACTAATGATGCGGTTCGATTTAGAAATGTAAAATATACGGTTGGAACTAATGTCACTCCTCTTATTTTAATGCTGGAAACAACCCTAGCGTCTGATCTAACGGATTCAGCAACCTCTTTGACTTTAACTGATTCTACAGCTTTTCCTTCTACAGGTTATATTGTTGTACAACCAGGAGCAGATGCTAATGAAACTATTAAATATACAGCTAACAATACAGGCACCGGAGTTCTTTCTGGTTTAACCAGAGGCTCTTCTGCGCCCACTTATAATCTTACACCTTTAACCACAACGGCTTCTGCTCATTCAAGTGGAGATGAAGTTTTTGGTTCTTACAGTATTACTAAAGTAGATGCTAATTCTTACACCTTTACATTAGTGACAGCAGCAACTACAACAGAAGAAGGAGGAGGTTATCCGGCTTTTGCAGGTCCGGTTAACTCTAGAGCATAATGGCAGGATGGACATACGCAACACTAACGACAGCAATTGGTAATTATACTGAAGTAGGAACAGGTGTTCTTACATCAACGATTACAAATCAATTTATTGAAAATGCAGAATTTAGAATGCTGCGTGATGTTCCCATCGATGCGGATCGAAAACAACAATCAGGAAGTTTAGTTTCAGGACAACAAACGATTAACTGTCCTGCTGGCTGTTTGTTTACTCGAGGAATTCAAGTTTATACTTCAACTTCTGTTATCACAGGGGCGAATGTTTGGTTAATTAAAAGAGATCAAACTTTTTTAAATGAGTATGTTGCCGCTAATACGGCTACAGGAAGTCCTAAATATTATGCACAGTTTGGAGGAGCTACAGGAACGACGGATACCACGTCAGGACGTTATATGATTGCTCCTGTTCCGGATGCCGCTTATATGTTTCAGGTACATTTTAACGCTAAACCAACCGCTTTGAGCTCTAGTAATACAACAACTTGGATGAGTCAGAATTTTCCAAATGGCTTTTTATACGCCACTTTAGTTGAGGCTTTTAGTTTTTTAAAAGGCCCAATGGACATGTTGACACTATATGAAAATAGATATAAACAGGAAGTAGAGAAATTTGCTGCAGAGCAAATTGGACGAAGACGAAGAGACGATTATACGGATGGTACGATTCGGATACCAATCGAATCTCCACCACAATAGGAATAAATTATGGCAAATACATCAGCAGTCTGTACCTCATTCAAAGTTTTACTTATGAAGGGTCAAATGGACTTTACCGCTTCTACTGGAGATAGTTTTAAAATTGCAATGTATGATAGCGATGCAACGTTGGCAGCAGCGACAACTGATTATTCAACTTCAGAAGAAATTACAAATACTTCAGGAACTGCGTATACGGCAGGAGGAGAAGCTTTAACTAATGTAACTCCTGTTTCAAGTAGCACAACTGCTTATACAGATTTTTCAGACGTCTCATGGACGGACGCATCTTTCACTGCAAACGCGGCTCTTATTTATAATACTACAACTGGCACAGGCACAGGAACAACTGATGCTGTGGCGGCGATTGCGTTCGGTGGAGATAAAACCGCGACGTCAGGAACTTTCACAATTCAATTTCCAGCGGCAGCTGCTTCTACAGCCATACTCAGAATAGCATAAGGAGTCCTTCCTTATGGCAGATGTATCATCAGGATGGGGACGATTAACCTGGGGACAAGCAGGTTGGAACGAAGCTACTGTTCTTACTCAAGGTTGGGGCGCTCTCAGCTGGGGTCAAAATGAATGGGGCGATCTAGATGATGCCCTAGTTGAAGTAACAGGTGTTTCAGCAACTACAAGTTTAGGAACAGCAAGTACTGTTGTTGATGTTACTCCAACTATTACTGGTTTAGAAGCCACTGCAAGTTTAGGAACTCCTACTGCGGTCACTGATGTATCTTTCGCACTTACTGGAGTAGCAGCAACTGCATCTATTGGATCTGTTACTGTAGCCGATCAAGTAATGGGATTGACTGGAGTCAGCGCAACTTCAGCTGTTGGAAGTATTAT